CCGAAAAAGCGTGGGCGCAGGCGCGCGAATGGGAGGAGTACAGAGCGGGGAACCGCGGTATCGTCCTGAGCGCCGCGGAAGTGCTCGCGTTCGACGCCGAACGCTCGGCGAAAGCCGTCAGTTCTGGCCTGCCCTGACGAGATGAATGGCGCCGACGACGCGCCGCAAGGTCCGCATACAGGCCTCGTCCCGCATCGGGTCTTTAGCTTCCGCATCAGTAAACGGACGCAGCCGCCCGCGTTCGTACGTCATTACCGCTCCGCAGCGGATACAGGCGACCGGATCGCCGGGATTCGGCGCTTTGCGCGCGCCTCCCTCTGCGTTGGAAACGCTGTCTACGTGTTTTCCGCAGAGCAAGCAGTCGTGCTCGTGAATCGCCGTCGTATCGGGCGAACGCAGTTCGCCGGGTTTTACATTTTTCTGTTCAGGATCAGAGGTCATAACATACGCTGGTTAAGCGCAGATTGCACGCCGGCGCCGCGCGGCTTTCTCAGACAGATGTTCCTCACGCGGCGGCGTCCTGTTATGGCCGTGGGAACTGCGCGATCGGATCATTTGGGCATCGCCGACGCCGGCAGGACGCCAAGTACAGCGCCGCAGACCGCGCAGAACGCGAGCGTTATCGGCGCTCCGTCGCCGTTCCACGCGCCAAGCTGCTCCACGGTCGAACCGCACGCCGCGCACTTCGGGCGTTTCTTCGCCATCGCCGCCGAACGTTCGTCGAGCGTGACTTCGGCATGTTTCGCCATCTCGCGGGCGTCCGCGATCGGCGTTTCGCTCCAGGCGATGACAAGCTCGAGACGCTTCGGAATGCCCTCGGGAAACATATCCTCGACGCGGACGGAGATCGGCTCGCCTTCCCTGAGACGCCGCAGATTGCCGGGCTCGAGGACGAGCATGTACACGGTGTGGCCGTCCGGCGCCTTGCCTACGGCGTAGTTCATTGCGTCCGTTCCGCGTCGGCCGGGGGCTTACCTGCGTACACCCTTTCATATCCGATAATCCCCGTCATTCCGTCCGGATAATGCCTCTGCCGTCGTTCCGCCTGCTCGTACGTGGAGGACTCGGTGCCGGCGATGATGCAGTCGCAGCAAAGGCACACGAGCGCGAAGTGATCGAATCGCCGCTCGCTCATAGCGGATCGTGCCCCATATCGAGCGCCACGTCGAACCAGTGGCGAAGGTCGCCGACGCTCGCGACGTTCGCGGCGAGCGAGCGCAACTCGCGCAGATTCGCGCGCTGCGCGGCGTCTGCGTGGGGGTTTGCGTCCCACATGGGCGAATCGATCCACTGCCGGATGTAGGCCCGGATCAGCCCGATATCGCGCACCGTGAGATCGCGGGGGCGCGTAAGGTAACGTTCGATCGCCGGCGCGAGAACGCCGGACGTTTCGTCACGCCAGTATCTGGGGGCCAGAGGGTGGCCGGGCGGGAGCAAACCCGCCATTTGCCCGCGTTCCTTCATTTGTCACCCGTCGAATTACAGCTTAGTGGAACAGGAACAGCCAGATTACCAGCTTCGCTGGCCCGCGCCCGAAGTCGATCGCATCGCGAACCGCGTTCAGCAGGACTACCGCAACGCTCTGAGCGATCACAACCGCCGCATTCAGCGATGGCGCGAGTATTACCGCCGCTGGCGTCAGATGGTTCCCGTGCCGCCGATGGGCGAAGAAGACGCTTCGAACCTTCCCGTTCCCTACTGCCAGTGGAACGTGTTTACCAAATGGTCGAAGGAGATGGACGCGCTTTTCGGCGACGACGCGGAGATCGTTGCGAAGCCCGTAGGCCCAAGCGATTACAGGAAAGACAAGAAGATCAGCCGCTACATGACCTGGCGGATTTTCAACAGCATGAAGCTGCTGAACCCGTTCTGTGCGTTCGTCCTGCGGAAACTGCTTTTCGGCCGCAGCGTCGCCTATTCGCCCTGGAAGCGCGAGACCTTCGAGGTAAAGGGTCAGGAAGTGGTCGATTACGAGGGCGCGGGCTTCGATCCGCTCTGGCCTGACGACTTCATCGTTCCTGCCGAAGAAGTACTCTCCCTGCATGACTTCACATACGTGATCCGCCGCGTGCGCGTGCGCCCGGACGACTTACTGAAAGGCGAAGCGGAAGGGCGGTATCAGAACATCACCGCCAACTGGGACCGCATCGTTACGTACGCCCAGAACGGCACCATGCGCGACACCTCGGGCGAGGAGATCAAGCGGGAAAAAGACGAGGCGGAAGGCGTTCTCTACGAGCGCCCGCAGTCAAGCGGGGAGTGGGTAACGATTCTCGAGTGGTATGGTCGCTGGCGCCCGCTCAAAGGCCGGATGCGCAACGCCAGCGAATACGACTTCGATCGCCGCGAAATGCGCCAGCGGGAATTTGTCGTCAAGTACCTCTGGGATCTGCACATCGTTGTCGGTATCCAGTCGCTCGAGGATCTTTACCCGACGACGAAAAACCGCCGTCCGTTCGTCGAAACGTCGATGACGAAGGACGGTACGTACTGGTCGATGGGGATGGTCGAAATGCTCATCAACCTTGAAGACGAACTGAGCGTAAACCACAATCAGGCGACCGAAGGCGCGAAGATGGCGATGACCCCGCCGCTCGGGTATCGCCCCGCGGCCGGCGTCACGCCCGAAACGATACGGCTCGCGCCCGGGCTCGCGATTCCGCTCGACAATCCGCAGCAGGACATCAGGGAAATCAAAATCAGCGCCAATCTGGATCTGGCGACGTGGAAAGAACAGACGGTGCTCGCCTACGGCGAGAAGCTCACCGGGCTTTCGGACCTGCAGATGGGCCGGCAGATCGACCGCCCGAACGCGCCGAAAACGGCGACTCAGACCGTGAAGCTGCTCGAGGAGGGCAACGTCCGTATTTCGCTCGATACGAAGGTGCTGCGCGAGGACATGAGCCTCGTGCTCACGCACATCTGGGAACTCGAATATATGTTCAGCCCGGAGGAGGTTTTCTTCCGCGTCACCGAAGAAGACGCCGAAGGCCTTTTCCCGACGCAGCACGGCGGAAGCGTTCTGACGATGGAAGACCGCGACGGGCGTTACGACTTCAAGCTCGAATTCGCGTCGTCCGTATGGTCGAAGGAGGTTAAGAAGGAACAGGCGCTCGCGCGTTACCAGCTCGATTTACAGAATCCGCTGATCGTGCAGAACCCGCGGGCGCTGTGGGCCACCAGTCGTGACGCGCACGAAGCCTTGGGGGACCCCAACTTCGCCGACTTGGTTCCGGAACCACCTGCGCCCGACCTGCCCGTCGATCCGAAAGTCGAATGGACAAGGCTGCTCGAGGGCGAGGACATCCACGTAAACCCGATGGACAACGATGAACTGCATATGATCCGGCATATGCAGGACTTCCAGCGGGCGCAGGCGGACCCGATGACCGACCGCGACGCGATCGTGAAGCTCCACGCGCATTACCTCCAGCACATCGCGCAGCTCCAGCAGAAGAAGATTCAGCAGGCCGTAATCGAGCACGCGATCAACGCGGCGAATCAGGCGACCGCCGCGGGGAAACCGCTTCAGTTTTTACACGGACTGTTCGGAAACCCGCCGCTCCAGCCTTCGCCCGGGAACCCGCAGGCGCAGCAGCCGAACATCTACACGGGCCATCAGGGCGAAGAATATCTGCATGGCGCAAGCTAGAATCGCGGGATGGACTTCACGCGCGCTACGGAACTGAACGCCGCCGTCATCGCCGAAATCGACGACGCTTTCGAGTACCACCGATGGGACGCCGAACAGGAAAAGCAGGGCGCGGCGATCCGCGAGGCGCTCGCGACCGCCGTTAAGGTGATCGTCGCCAACGCGCCCGCGTGCCCCGACCGCTCGAGCGCGATAAGAAAGCTGAGAGAGGCCAGAATGGATTCCAACAGCGCGATAAGTCATCATGGGCGGTACTGAACGACCGTTGCGCCCGCCTCCGGGTAAGTACGTTCTCGAGGGGAAAACCCCCGTCCGCGAGCCGGATCTCGCGAAGTGGCGCGCGTGGTTCGAGACGTCCGACCGCGTCGTGCGTTTCGATCTCGTTACGTGCCACGGGCGCCCGCTCCTGATTTCGACGATCTTCCTCGGGCTCAATCAGAATCTCGGGCTCGACGGCGAACCGATCCTGTTCGAGTCGATCGTGTTCGACCCGAAGGGCCTCACCGTGGACGGCGAGCGTACGGCGACGTGGGACGAAGCCGAAGCGATTCACGCGATACTCGTAAGGCGATACGCGGACGCTCAGCCCGCCGTCGTGGAGATACCCGCTGGAACCTGCCATACAGCCCGATAACCGCTACGACTCGATCGACCGCGAGCGTTTCCGCGAAATGATCGATTCGCCGGCGTTCGCGATCCTGCGCGACCGCATTTCGCGCGAACTGCTCCGCGTCATAAATGACTGCCAGCGGCTCGATTCGCCGCGCGATATCTTCCGCGCGCAGGGCGCCGCACAGATGACGGAAGCGATTCTCAGACTGCCCGCCGTGATCCTCGAGGAAATGAAGCCCAAACGCTGAAGCCGCCCGCCGTCGAATAAGACGGCATGCTCGTCCTGAAAAACAAAAAACTCGCCGTCAACGAGGAGATGCTTTCATCCGTCGCCGTCACGACCGATGACGGAGCCGTAACGCTCGGCCTTGGCGGGAATGCGGTAACGATCGAAGCGGGCGAAGACGCCGACAGTATCCGCAAGGAATTCGGGCTCACCAGCAAAGACGAAGACGACGCAGCCGCAGCGAAAAAGGAATCGAAGCACGAAGCGCCGGCTGTCGCCACCACAAAGAAGTGACCGGCATTGTTCGAGCCCTTCGCTGTAACTTTTGCAGTCGTCAGTTACCGGCGTTCCGGGTCCATGCGTTCGGGACCACCGAACGGCCGGCCCAAACCGTCTGCGACGACTGCCTCGACTGGCACATGCGGGCGCTCGATCTTCTGGCAGGCCGCGGTGTTCCGCCCGGGTGCCAGGCGTGCGGCGCGACCGCCGAACGACTGGCGGAAATTTCCCCCGGAGTCGAATGGAGGCTTTATGTGGCGCCTGGCGATGGGATTCTCAGAGTCTTCTGTCGAACGTGCATTCTCCCGTACGCGGCTAAACGCCGTGATGTCTATCGCGGTACGTCGTTCGGCGCCACGCTCAACCGCCTATGAACACTGAAACCCTCGTTTCGGCCGAAGAACCGGCGCAGCCCACCCCCGCAGCCCCCGCAGCGCCCGCGCAGCCCGCGCCGGCGACGGTGGATGCCGCGAAGTACGAAAAGGACATGGCGGACCTCCGCGAACAGGTCGCGGAGGCCAACCGCACCGCCGCATTCTGGGCCGAACAGGCGCGCAGCGGGGCGACGCCCGCGCAGCCCGAACCGGAACCCGAACCCGAAGACGACGATACGGACGTTCTCGAGGCGATCACCACCAACGGAACGAAGGGATTCGACGCCCTCGCGGCGAAACGCGGCTTCATCAAGCGGGACGAAGTTCAGTCGATGATCGACAACCGCGCGAACGCGATCATCGCGAACAACACCAAGGAAACGGAACTCCTTGGCCGCTATCCCGACCTGAAGGACAAAAATACGCCGTTTTTCAAGGCCACCGCGAACTACTACGGCGGCCTCGTCAGGGGCGGCACGCCGCAGCACATCGCGATGGAGCTTGCGGCCGAAAAAACGGAACTCGAATTTATGCGCGAGGGCAAGATCCCCTCGGGGAAGACAGACCGCGAGGCGGACCGGCTCGCGCGTATCGCCGCGCAGAGTGGCGGCGCAGGGCCGCGCCGTCCCGCTGCCGGCGAATCGGACGACGACACGCTCACGCCCGAACAGAAACACATCGCGGCTCAGATGGGCATTTCCGAAGAAGCCTATCTGAAGCGCGCAAAAGCAGGGGTCAGGATGGGCGGCAAGCCGGCGCACCGTGACACGGGCAGGCAATGAGTACTCCGAAACGCAAAGTAAAGATCAAAGATCCGGCGACCGCGGCGAACGAAGCGATTCTCGCCGATATCGCGCGGCGCAACGAGCAGAAGGCGAACGAAAAGGCGCTCGCCGACGATATCGGGCTCAACCCGAAGCCGCAGGCCTCGACCGCGACGAATGCGGCCGAATTTCTGGCTGAGGAGTGGGACAAAAAGGCCTTCGGCAACCCGGAAACCTACTCCCGCGTGGTGTACGGGCCCGACCCGCTTCTCGATAAGTGCCCGGAAGCGAAACTCCGTATCGAACAGATCGGGCTCGAGGCGTACGCGCAGGCGACCGCCGAAGCGATCCGCCTGAAGCGGGACAAGGCCGTCCCGGACCCGATCATGCAAAGGGCGCTCGCGAACGGGATCGAACGTTTCGGCCTCGAATCGGTCGTGAACGCGTTCCTCGAACGCATCATGAAGATTCCGCAGCGCACGATTTACGTTGAAACGGACGGCGAAGACCCGCTCCTGCTCTCGCGGCCGCTCGAGGAAGCCGTCGAACGCTACGGTTCGCCCGGCATGGCGCCGAAGTTCCTCTCGGAGCGCTGCATCGACCGCTTCGGGCTCCGCGGCTATCAGATCGTCCGCAAGGAAAACGGCGACCCGGTAAAGGTGGGAACCCTCATCATGGGCGAAATCCCGATCGCGATGGCGGAACGCCGTCGCCGGCACTACGCGCAGATGTCGGACGACCAGCTACAGCAGATCGAAGGCGGGTTTAATGACGTCGCCGAACGCGCGATCGGCGCGAACAAGGGTTTCGCCACGCTCAGGCAGGGCGAAATGGTCAACTCGAGCGCCGCGGGCGACTTCGACGATCCCGAACTCACACGCTCTTATCTCGGACGCAGCCGCGAAACGAGGTTCGGTCTCGACAGGGAGGCTTAACTTATGGCCAATGTAAATTCACCGTTCGGCTTTCGTCCCGTAACGCGCATGGGCGGCTCGCCGTTCTCGATCCGCGAGTACGGCAAGGCCGCGGCGGACACGAACCCGATTTTCGCCTTCGATCTCGTCGGCCACATCACCGGAGGCACGCCGCCGCCGATTCCCGAAGCGCCGAACGCCTGGACCCTTTCGCGGATACAGGACGGGACGCAGCTAACGCCGGGAACGTCGCTGTGGCTCGGCGCGTCGATGTCGTCCGGTATCGCCTCGAAAGCGACCGTACACCCCGTCACCGATGAGGTGGACGTGATCTACATCGCGCAGGTATCGGGCGCGACGGCGATCACGAACGCCGCGCACGCGAACCTGAACGCGAACGTTCTCAACACCGCGGGCGCGCCGCCGAAGCTGACTTCGAACATGCAGGTCAACGCCACCGGCATTGCGGTTACGGCAGGCCTCGACCTCCGCATCCTGCGTGTGGCGATGATTACCGGCAACAGCGAAGGGCCGAATGCGGTTGTCGAATGCGTTATCGGTAAGCACGCCTTCGCTCAGGGCTCGGCGGGCTCGTAGGAGAAAACAGCTATGTTCATTCGTACCCTCTACCCTGATCTGTACCTTGAGTCGATGCTACCGGCCATCGATGAAGTGGTGCAGACCAAATACAGCCGCTTCCCCGAAGAATTCTCGTCATTCTTCCGCATGGAAACGTCTTCGCGCTCGATCGAGCAGACCACGGAGATTACGGGATTCGGACAAATGTCGCTCGTGCCCGAGGGCGAAGACACCCGTTACGACGAAGCCCTGCCCGCGTTCAACAAAACATACAATCACGCGCAGTACAGCCTGGGCTTTAAGGTGACGCGCGTCGCGATGGACGACGACAAATTCGGCGTCGTACGCAAGCTCTCGACCGAACTCGGCCGAAGCGCCGCTGAGACGAAGGAAGTCACCGCCGCGGCCGTCTTCAATCAGGGCTTTACGCTCTCAAACGGTCCGGACGGCGTTGCGCTGTTCTCGACGGCGCACCCGCTTGTCGGCGGCGGAACTCAGTCGAACAAGCTCTCCTATCCGACCGACCCGGACGTGACCTCGATGCAGCTTGCGCTTTCGGCGATGCGTAAGACGGTCGATCACCGGGGCAAGCTTCAGCGCATCCCGCCCCGCAAAGCGATCTTTCCACCCGATCTCGAATGGATCGCGGCCGAACTGCTCGGCGGCGTCGATCGCCCCGACACGGCCAACAACACGATTAATGCGTTTCGCCGGCGCTCGGGAATGCCGTCGTTCGATTCGTGGGCGGTCTGGGATTACCTGACGGACCCGCACGCCTGGTTCATTCAGGCGGACACGGAGGATACGGAGCTTCGCTGGTACTGGCGCGAGCGGTTCAACACGGTCCACGACATCGATTTCGACAGCCGTAGTACGAAGACGGCGGGCTGGCAGCGTTTTTCGGTGGGCTTCAACGGCTGGTACGGGGTCTACGGCATACCTTCGAGCTAATCCGCCATGACGACCAAAAAGACGAGTTTCGGGCCAACCGTCATCACATGCCGCGGCGCGGGCTCGGCGGGCCATGATTTCGCGCAGGTCGGGGCAGGGAAAGACGTCGGGCTCGACGTCCAGGTGCCGACAGCGCAGACGGCGAACGCCATCCAGGTAACGAAGCCTG